AAATCACGAACACCTTCTTCTACTTCTTGAGGAGCATTGATTTGCTGGTATGCTTCCATCAAACTTCTAAGTTCTTTAGAATCCATCTTTGATAATTAACTATTATAAAAATTATTTATAAAAAAAGACCCTCAAAGGGTCTCGGTGTTTTCTTCTTTTTTCTTGTTAAATCCAAAAGGACCAGAAAGTTTTTCTTCCAGTGCAACTTTTAATGCAACACCTCCGATTGCTTCCATTACTTTCAGAATGTCTTCTGGTTTTGCATCTTCACCAATTTCTTTCGCAACGTAATGATACTTAGGCCAGAATGTTTCTCCTGCCTTTTCATAATCCTCAAGTGTTAATAGTTTCATTTTCCTACTCCGTAATCAGGTGCGTTTTTCTTTTCTAGTTCTCGAATGTTTTGATGTAATCTTTCTAACGCTTCACGCATTTCTGGTGTTTCTTCCCACTCCCAAGTATCACCTTTGGAGTTCTTCTTTGATTTTTTACTCATAGGTCTCCTTCTTTACGGTTCTCAGAATAGTGAACATCAAACTCTCCACCAGGATAACGAGACCTCAGTTTCTCAACATTCATCTCCATAATCTCATCGAGAGAAGTACCAAGACCCATACATGCTTGAGCAACATACCACATGATGTCACCCAGTTCACGTTTCAGATGAAATAGGTTCTCTTCAGTTACAGGTTTGCCTTGGAAGATAGTCTTCTTAATAATCTCAGTAAACTCACCTGCTTCCGCAGACATACCTACAGCAGCAGTAAGCAGTCGCTCGGTAGGAAAGTCTTCTTCTTCAAGTTGCTCAAGACGATAGATGAAACTTTCATAGTCTTTGCTTTCGTGTGATGTAACCGCATCAACGAATTCAACATACTTTTGGGTATCAACATTACTCATAGTTCTAAAGGTTGTAGGTCAGATTGGGGGAGTGATTGTTGCATAGGAAGTTCAAAGTCTGGTGCCACTGCAACGTAAGGCACATCAACTGTTTGTGGTGGATGCGGTAGAAGTATTTTAGCATAGACCGCATCTGGATATATGCTTAAGATACATTCAACATCTCTCAGTGTTCCACAATGACGCTTTGACCCATTAGGTAAAGTCATCTCATAATAGTGAGGAGGTTCTTTAGCAACCAATTCAGATTGCATTTTTCTTGTAGTGAGTCCCATTAGAAATTAAATGCTCCAAACTTATCTTTTAGGTTTGGTTTACTTTCCTCATAAGTATACTCCTCATCCTTACCGTTGTCAAGGATGTCGTCTTGTGCTGACTGCTCACAATCAAACAATCTCATCTTTGCCCTATCAATACCCACCACAAATCTTTTATTCATTGTGGGGTCATTGTATCGGTTCTTTAACTGCTTTACCATAATTTGTCCCAACTCTTCAAGCTCATCTGTAGAAATAAGGGCAAACATAAGATCAGCAGTAGCAGGGAGACCAAAGGACTCACTTGTATCAGTAAGCTCAACATCAGAGCTACCAAAACCAGAACGAGTGGTCTGCGTGGCAGAAACGATAGGGACGTTTGCTTCAACAGCCAACCCTCTAAGTTCTTCTGCAATAGACTTAATATACGAATATGAATTGACAGTGCTGTTTCCCCTATACCTGCTGGAAGCACATATATTAAGGTAATCAATGAAAATAATGTCAGGTCTAAATGACTTCTTAAGGGCGAGTTCATTAAGAAGTGCTTTAAAGTGTCCAGCATGAGCAGAAGCAGTAGGATACTCTTTAATAATTAGGGTTCCATTTGTCTTCTTAGAAATGTTATTAATTTTAGTATCAAAAACACTCTTCGGAAGTTCAGAAATGTCTTTGATGTTTACGTTGAGGAGGTTCGCGTCAATTCGTTCAGCAATTCTCTCTTCCGCCATTTCCATTGTAATGTAGAGAACGTTCCTCCCCTGGAGCAGCACGGAGCTAGCCACATGGCACATGAATAGAGACTTTCCGACCCCAGTACCAGCGAGCGCGACATTAAGAGTCTTGTTAGGTAAACCACCTTTCGTGATTTTGTTAAAGTAGTCGAGATCAAATTCAATTCTATCTTCCTTTTTTCTATAGTATTCGTATCGTCCTTCTGCGTCTACGATGTAATCATGACCAACATGATTATCGAAACTTACTGCTAATGCTTCCTGAAGGATAGAAGGAATAGCATCTCTATTTTTATCACCTTGCCCATCAGCAAGTTGAACTGATTCCATAAGTGCTAGGTATATAGCACGATCACGACACCATTTCTCAGTCGTATTAATCAACCAATCATTTTCAACACTGATTGGATCTAAATTCTGAATGAGATTACAAATCTCACCATACTGCTGTTGATTAAGATCAGAACGATCATCAACATCAATTATTAAAGATTCCCTTGTGGGAATACTATTATATTCAATTACAAACTTTTTAATTTCTTCATATACAACTCTCTGATTAAAGTCTTCGAAATATTCTTCTTTGATGAAAGGAAGAACTTTTCTAGTATACTCTTCATCATTTAAGAGGCATTTTAAAATTAAAAATTCAACTCGTTCCAATCATCAACCTCCGTAACTAAAATGTCCTTGTGCAATCACATCTAATTTTTCCATAACTTCTGGAGTAAAGTATGTTTCTGGATCCTTCAAGATCTGCTTTGCATAAATTTTCTTACCATCAAATTCATAACGACCAGCAACATTCTTCCACATTCCACCAAGTTCTCCTAATTCAAGAAGACCATAATAACGATCAAGACCACGCTCGTCATAAAAAAGTCGAATTTCTACTTCTTTATTTTCTTTACTCAAACGCGACTTATTAGTCTTTGCCTTGATAATGTTTCCAACAACTTCTGTTCCATCTTTCTCTTTCTTCTTAGATAGATGAATAATCGTGGATGCCGCATACTTAAGACCAGAACCTCCACCCATTTCTTTAGTTGGAACATATGATCCGATGACATCATAAGTGTGATTAGTAACAATCATAGGAATGTTTGCTTGACCCAACTTGAGAGTGAGCATACGGAAAGCACCCTTAATCAGTTGGGATTTGGTCATATCCCGAACTTGTTTTTCATTGAGTGCGTCAGTAATCTCTTTCTCAGTTGAAAGCATCCCCAAAGAGTCTAGCACAAACATACAAGGTCTACGTTCTTCTGCAGATTCTTTCATATAAAGATCTACTGCTTTAAGTGCCTTGCTGCGAAACTCTTCTACAGTCACAACATTTACAACTACAGTCCTATTAAGATCTATCCCACGACTTGCGAGTAGAGATTTATTAACAGCGGCTTCAGTGTCAAAATATAGACAATACCCATCAGGATTAGAATCAAGGAAGTTCTTGACAACAGCAAGAGAGAAAAAAGTTTTTCCAGTGCTAGACTCCCCAGCAATGGCAGTAATCTTATTCCCAGATACACCACCAAATATAGACCCTGAACAAAGTCCGTTAAAAATGTACGAACCTGTGTCCACAAAAGTTTCAGTCTCATCAATATCGGCAGCGAGTTTGGTATAGTCATCTCCGATCTCTTTTACAATATCTTTTAAAAAATCCATATTAATTAGTAGTAGAGTACAAGTATAACATCAAGAGAAGAATGAATCAAGAGTTCCTCTCTTCTCGGATTCCCATCCAATAATTTCCAGAATACTATTTACAGGATTAAAGAATGCCTTTTCAAACTGTAAATCATAATCAACTTCAACCCCAAATTCTTTTGGAAATTCTTGAATGAATGCGATTACATTTTCTCTGAATGGATTAGGAGTTTTCAAATAAAAGAATTTAATCCTTTCTCCATTCTGAATGAGTGAATATTTATTGGTAAGTTTTTTTTCTTTGAGATAATGATTATACAAAAGAACTGCTTTAGTATGACCTGGAGTTCCTTTAACATAAATGTCAGAATAAGATTTATACTTCTCAACATCACTTACTCCGCGAGGGAAAGCAATATCTTCCACAGGTAAAGTATTAAACTTTTTCCTACACTCATCAATATACTGAATAATTTCATCATTAGTGCCAGTAAGAATAATCTTAACAGCATCCTTAATCATCTGACGACATGGTGCAGGAGTAGAAGACTTGATTGCCTCAAGTCCCATAATCTTGAGTTTTGGTTCAGCATACTGAACACCTTCACTATTCCACACATTCAGAGCATATTTTTTCTTTGCTGTCCACACTCCACGTTCAGCAATATTCTCACGCTTCATAACCATCATCTGACTATAAGCATTCACATAATCAGATAGTTCTTGATAAGATTTTTCAATAAAAGGTTCAAACTGTGTTTGACAGATTTTATCAAGAACAGAAACAATCTTCTCTGGATTCTGATCCTTCCCCTCAAATAATTTATCAACCAAAGGTTTAAGATTAAGGTAGATAGAATCAGTATCGATAGCGATGACGTAATCAAAGTCATCCGACTTAAGAATATTATTCAGAAGATTATTCAGTTTATTCTCAATCCAACGGATAGAGACTTCACCAGAAAGCGTAATCGCTTCCGCATTGGCCAGTTTGTAGTAACGGAAATATTGATTACCGATAGCACCATATGCAGAGTTGAGTTGAATCTTGCGAGCCATCTGAATGTTGTTACACCTTGCAATCTCTTTTTCCAGTGCTTTAGTCGGAGTCTTTTCATAATCTTGTTTCGCAGCAAGCATTTTCTTTTTATAAATGGTGCGATCTTTATAGATCTTATCCATCAACTCTGGCAAAAACCCACGGACATCTTTGCGATACATTGCACCATTAGCACATACAGCATAGTCCTTATACATCTCAAAAGTTAGTTTCTTTTCAAGAATCTTATCAATAGTAACACTTGGATGCTTTTCTTCAGAGAGTGTCTCTGGAGAAATGTTGTATTGCATAATGAGGTGTGGATACAGTGAATTAAGGTCAAAAGACACAATCCAATCATAGGCACCTGGAATAGGATCTTTTACAAAAGCACCTTTGTACTTTTCATCCTTCTTATTTGCTGTCTTTGGTGGGATTACAATGTTTTTCTTTTTCAAGTAATTGTAGATAATAGTATCCCACATTGTAACCTGAGTGAATACATCATTATAGTTTACTTTAGCATCATATGCCATTGTAATCGCAAGTTCAATCAGTTTCATCTTGTCCTCCATACGGTCAACAAGTTCCACGTCAATGATGTTGTATTCTACAAACTTCTGCCATCCGTTTGTATAGAAATCTTTGAAAGTCTCAAACTCAGAGTGATCTAGTTTTTTCTGTCCCAGTTCTACACTGGCAATGTAATCAAGACGATAAGACTCCTGCTTCTTATAAGTAAACTTCTGATACAGAGTTAGATAGTCAAGTTGGGTGACACCACCAACATCATAATATATCGCATCACGATGATTTTTAAGAGTTTTCTTTTCGGTGACAAGTCCCCAAGGAGAAAGACGCTTCATCAACTTCTCTCCAAGAACACGATCAATACGACGAACCAAATAAGGCATGTCGTAAAACTCACTGTTCCATCCAGTCACAACTTCTGGACAATTCTCTTCAATCATCCACCAGTTGATAAAATCATTCAGAAGATCATACTCAGTCTCAAATCCTTTGTAGATAACATTATCTTGTTTATTATTAAAAGATCCTCTACCCCAAGTGCGGATCTGTTTGGTAGTGTAATCTTGCAGAGTAATCAAAAGAACTTCTTCGGCAGCAGATTCGACATCAGGGAAACCATTCTCTGATGCAACCTCAATGTCAATTGTTGAAATTTTAATATTTTTTGTATCAAAAAGAATTTCATCATCAGGATACACTTCGGAAATGTATTGATAAATAAACCTCTCGTTTCCGTAGATTTTAAATCCTTCTACACCTTCGTACTTTTTGATAAACTCTCTGGAGTCACGAATACCACCAGGTTTAACAGTTTCTACATAATCACCTTCTAGTGTTTTATATTTTGTTTTCTTTTTAGAAGGAACGAAAAGTGTTGGATAAAACTTCTCTCGGGTTGCAAAGTGATTTCCATTTTCATATCCTCTAACAAGAACGTTATCACCAACTACTTGGACGTTTGTGTAGAAGCGCATTATTTAATAAGATCTAAGTATTTTTGGAGGAGAAGTTGATTGGGTTCGAAAGTAGTCAGAATTTTATCAAAATGAACAGCAAACCAATTCTCATTAGTGTATTCGAGCAACCAAGGAGAAAGAGTTAGATCTTCATTTACAACAAAAGGTTCAGTGAGTTTTACATCAGGATCACCATAAGCATCTGGATTTTCCAACATAGCAGGCATCTTTTTTCTCTCAACCTGAGAGATTAATTTTAACCCATTCTCAAAGATGACAACATTAATATCTTTATTTTCCATTATCAATTTCTGCAGTTTTGACAGTCATCTTCTTCATCTCTGTAGTTCATACCAACATTCCATTCAGTTGCTTCAAGAACATTTTTTTCATACATTTCATAAAGCATATCTACAGGATCGACATAAGTAACAACCCAATCAAGAGGAACAGGAATTACTTCACCTTTACCAAAAGGAATCCATGGATAAAGACTAATATCAACCGCAGTTTTCTCTGGTCCAGGTTGCCTCTCTAGAGGTGGACCTTCTAAACCTTCTGGACCTTCATCAGGTTGAATTACATTAACCAAGCATGGTTTGCCAAGATAAAATCCACTAACAACTTGTACTTCGTTACCTTCCATATCAAGTTTGGTAGTGTATGCTTCTTGCAAGTCTGCAACAAGTCTTTCTCCAGACTTCAAGATAATATGTTTGATTGCCATCTTTACAGTTTTAATACCTCTATAGTTTACCAATAAAAAAGAGGGGCGTCAACTGGATTTGGCCAGTTGCCCCTCCGTCTGCGACGACGATATTCAGTTTTATTTATGGGGTTGTTAGAAAGATTTCTGCTGTGGGTGGACCATTAGGGTAGTACACTGCCGAGGGTCCAACTACTAAAAAGAGTCATTGCGGTGCCAATAGTAAGAGTGGCGGCTGTGAGATTCATAAGTCGTCCTCCATAAGTACATAACTATCTATATTATACTGTATCACAGTGATACACTTCTGTATCAACCGCAGCAAAAATTAGTCAGGATTTATAGATAATCCTTCCTTTGGTGGTGCTCTGGGACAATTTTTCCCAAAACAATACTCAGTAACCCATCCTCAAATACAACTGATCTAACTTCCGTTTCATCTGAGAGGGTCCAAGATCTGGTGAAAGATCTCTGAGCCACTCCTCTGTGGACATACTCTGTTCCACCTTCTTTATCCTCTTTTTGTCCTTCGACAAAGAGTTTACCATCTTGTGTGTAGACATTTACTTCTGCTTTTTTGAATCCTGCTAATGCGAGTTCTAGTCTCGATTCTGTGCTGCTGACCGTGACTAGATTGTATGGGGGATAGTTTGTCGTCGTTTCGTGCAGTTTAAACAGACGATCAAAGTATTCGTCCATACCAATACTGTTTCTATTTATACGGTCTAACAGCTGATCCAAGTTGGCAGCATTATACTTCATGAGGTTAGTCATTTTACTTCTCCTTTTAAAGCGAGATTTGATTGTGTGGACCCCGAAGGCATCCATAAGTATATAGTAACACAGATCATAAAAAACGGGGTGGTGAACCCCGTAATTTTTTATTCGGTTTTACTCAACATTAATCAGTTTTTTGTTTTTGATTACATCATTTGCATTCTCCCTACCAGTTGCTTGTGGGATTGATCCAAGAACTTGATATGGTTTAATGTCAAAATTTTTCAATCGAGCAGATGCATAGTCCATGACAAGTCGATCAATTACTTTAAGGTGATTAATCGTGCATTTTCGATTAGTATCAAGTTCATTGTGAGAAGCAGCTTGCGAATCAAACAAAGCAATATTCATTGTATCTTCATTATCAACAAAGTTTTTCATAATCTGGTACATCGTCCGCAAGACACGAGTAGGATCACCTCCTCCACCTGCAGGTCCATATGTATTCAGCAAATCTGCTCCAATACCAAGACTGTCTAGAAATTCTTGTGCTTCCTTTCTTTCATAAGAATCAATAATTCCTTTACGAGAGAAATCTTTTACAACCTTTGCTGCAATCCCTTCAATTTTTTGAGGACTCAGATTGAGATCCAAAGTAACAATCCATTCTTTAACAGAGTCTTTGGTCTGATCATTACGTTTTGAAAAACGTTTACGAGCAATCTCTTCAAGTTCAGCATCAGTAATAACCTTTTGCCCAAATCCCTTATTCATTGACGCCCGAGCATCGTCAAGAGCATCTTCAAAAGTTTCTTGGAATTTAGTACTAGTGGATTCATCTTGTTCATACTGAGCAAAAATCCATTCCTTATATCCAATTGCCTTCAATTGCTTCAGACGGTTAAATCCGTTAAGAGCATTATCGTGTGGATAAATTGAAGGAGTTAGGCAAGATGTATCTAAACCTTTGCGAAGAGAAGTTTCTAGAGTTTCATTCTCACCAGTGCCAGAGATACGAACACTATTATCAGTGTTTCCTTGATTATCTTTTGTATTGATTTGCGTAAGTTTACGCCACTTATATCCAGAGAATTTCCAACCTGGAACTTTAAGTGGTTCTGGAAGAAGTTCTTCAATCTTCTGTCGCAACTCTTTGGGAACACCCGAAAGAGGAATAGAAATAATAGTCATATGTAAAGAGCCGAAGGCTGTATGTTTACCCATTTATCATAACATAAAAAAAGACCCTCGTCAAGAGGGTCGCGGGTGTTCCGATTGTAGAGTGTGCCGCACGAAAAGCACGAAACTATTTATGACTCTTCTTGGGGTTTTGACTTCTTACCAATATTATACTTTTGCTCCAGTTCCCAGTCTCCTTTATCCCTGTAAGAAAGGACTTTAATTTGATTTAAAGGTGCAATATCAGAAATCATTTCTGGAGATACAACACTGATCAATCCCCAATCCGAAAGAAGATTAATAATTCTGTTGCGACGTTGAACGTCATTTACTGTAAGATTTGCTCTCTTACCATCCAGAGCAAAAAGTTCTTTAAAGTGGGTGATATAATATCTACCTTGCTTATGAAGAATATGAGCACTCTGATAGAGTTTCTTTTCTTTTCTTGATGCTACTCCGATACGAGTCAAAGTTTCTCTAACTTTTAAAAAATCATCTGGTTCATTAAGAAGAACCTCTACCATCATCTCTGGGGTCCACTTTACCTGTGGTTCAACTGTTTGATTTGACATTCTTTCCACCTTTTTCAAGTCGTTGTTTTATAAAATTAAGTTGTGTATTATTTAGGATTTTTAAAGCTTGAGATGCCTTTTCATTACTGTAACCATAGTATTGCTTCACTAATTCAAGGTCTTCAACTTTGTCTTTTCGGATCCAAGGAGAAAATCTCTTCTTTTTCCTGATGCTATTTAGATAGAAAGCATACTGCATATCTTTTGAGATATGAGGTTGCATGTTCATTTCATTCGCATAAAGAATACAATCAACATGTCCAGACATACAACGATTGATGATGTAAGGTGGATAATCTTTTTTATTTGATGGGTCTTCCATCAAATTTTCTTTAGTAAGATTAATCGAATTCAACCAGTCTTTCAGTTCCATTATTTAAATACAGCAGTAACACCAACAACTTTCGCACCAGGATTTCGTGCAAGAGCAACTTCTCTTGCATCCTGGTAATCTCTTGCGATCACACTTTCAGTAAAGACTTGACCTGCCTTATACAATTTCACTTCGCATTTCATAATTAAACAATAGCAATTCTTTTCTTTCTTTTTGGTCTCTCATGTATTCACCAACAGACCTCATGCTGTAAGTAAGGTCAAACTCGGCAGCATTCCAATCAGTAAATCTTTCTTTGATTAGTTGCGACGAATTGTAAGAAATAAGTTGATGACCGATAAAACGATCACAATCCCCAGCAAAGGTGTCGTGGTCAAATCCTTTGTGCATAGATCCCCTTCGACCATAAAGATTACTTCCGATCTCGTAGGGGGGATCAAGGTAGGTAAAGCACTCTTTGTCATCAGTAAGGAGTTGTTCATAAGTCAAATTAGTTATTTTCCAGTCGGAAATGATCTTGGAATAACCGGGCAGTTTTTCAATTCCGCGCAGAGTAAAATTATTTGATGATGCCTGCGCCGAGAAAGACGAACTCTCAGTGAGTCCACTGAACGAGCACTTATTAACGACATAGAAATAAACAGCGCGATCAATAGCAGATAAAGTCTGATCATTGACCTTCTCCTTTGACTGTAAGAACAATTCTTTCGCCAATTCTGGAGTATTATTTGATGTCTTTAGATCAACCAGAGTATCTTTAAGTATATCTCCTCTATCTTGCAACTGTTGCCAAAAATTTACAAGTGGTTGATAAAGATCATTTACCCAAATATTTAGGTGTGGATACTTCTTTGCAACATGAATTGCAACACTTCCACCACCAAGAAATGGTTCTCGGTATTCCTTATAGTTTCTAAGATCTGGAATATATGGATCCATTTTGGTGCAAGCACGAGACTTGCCGCCAGGATAACGAAGAGGAGTTTTCAAAGATTTCATAATCACATAATAAGTTTCTTTTCGTCTGGAGTAATTAGTTTACTACCATACATCTGATTATAACTCTTTTTAGTATCCGAGTTAAGATCAGCAACATATACAACGTGGTTTTTAGATACTTTAATTTCTGGACTATCAGGATCAATCATGGTTGCCCACGGAAGAACTCCTGCTTTCCCACTCTGATCATAATGCACCACAAGGGCATTTTTGAGAACAATATAATTATCATCCTCAGATACAACTTCTGCAACAATCTCTTCACCGAGAGATCCAGAAGCACTCATAGTCATACGAATTAGTTTTGCTTCAATCATTTAAAATTACACTCCATATCATTATTAGGTGTAGTAGGACGATTGCTGACAGTAGCATATGCACCATCATCATCCTCATAAACTTCAATCACTTTGCATTGATCTTTGAATAGATTTAGAAGGTCTTTATGAAGATCTTCACGAGAAGATGATTTGACATAGTTATTATCAAATTCATCATGATAAGCAATATTATAACTCATTTAAAATTACACTCACACATTAGTTCGGTCAACGCCGCCAGAAGATTAATTTCTTGATCTGCGACGAACGCAATCTGATACTGATACTTAGCAATAATGAGCACAGCAGCAGGAATGCTATTGTTTTCAAGGGATGTAAGAAGAGCATCGTAAATACGACGCAGAAGTACGTCAGAGTCATTATCCAGATTACTAACGACCCACTTTCGGACTTCAGTGAAGTTTTTAGTTTTGAGATGCTTGATAAGTTCATTTACAGAAACGTCAGAAAAAGTTGCAAGAATACCACTATCAATCTTTCCACCAACAGAGTAACGTTGGCACTCATTTAGAACACGTCTCCAATCAGGGAAGTGCTTATTGATAAGTTCAATAATTACTTTATCTTCGTATTCAATGTTCCTCTCTTGTAGGATTCCTTGAAGGCGTTGATAAAAACCTGCAGCAAGCTTTGCTTTTTCTTTTCCTTTGATGTTGAAGTCAACGACTGCACATCTGGAGTGGAGGGGTTCAATAATTTTGTTTTTGTAATTGCAGGTGAAGATGAATCTGCAGTTGTTATAAAACGTCTCAATATTAGCCCGTAGGAGGAGTTGTACGTCGTTCCCTGTGTTATCTGCTTCATCAATGATGATAACTTTGTGTTTTCCATTGCCTTGAAGTGAGACGGTCGATGCAAAATTCTTTGCTTGGTTCCGTACCGTGTCCAGAAACCGTCCTTCGTCAGATCCGTTGATGACATAACTATCAACTCCCAGTTCGTTACAAAGTGCTTTTGCTACTGTAGTCTTACCAATACCAGGAGGACCAGAAAGCAAGAGATTCGGAATCTCTCCCTTATTTAGAAAGTCCTTAAATGTCTTCTTGATGTGATCAGGAAGAATGCAATCATCAATAGTCTTTGGGCGGTAAGATTCCACCCAAAGAAAGTCAGTGTTGTTCATAATCAATAATAAAAAATGTTCACTTAAAGAACTGCATAAGATACGCTACACCCCAGTGTAGTTTATCGGCAGGTATGTCGTCAACATTTTCTTTCAAAATCTTTGCACCGTTCATGATTCGTTCAAGTCCAACAGCAACAGCAGTTGCCTCAGAAATCTTCATGAACTCTGCAAAGTCCTCATCATTTCCGTTTTTCACACCGCTAACATAATAGTTTCGTGCTTCACGGAGAAGTTCTTGTGTCTCAGGTTCAAATGTAATGGTCTCATCCTTCAGAGGAATCGCCAAGTTTTTCAT